GTACCTGATGAACCACTTGTTCCATCTATACCACTTGATCCTGATGTACCTGAAGTTCCTGATATACCTGAAGATCCCGATGTTCCACTTGACCCATCAATACCACTTGTACCTGATGATCCTGATGTACCACTTGATCCTGACGTACCTGAAGATCCATCGGTACCACTTATACCCGAAGAACCACTTGATCCTGATGTGCCTGAAGATCCATCTGTACCATTAATACCTGAAGAACCACTTGATCCCGATGTTCCTGAAGAACCACTTGAACCTGAACTACCTGATGTTCCATTTATACCTGATGATCCTGATGTACCACTTGAACCAGATGATCCTGATGAACCATCACCACCTGATGCTCCTGCTAAGTTAACTGTCCAAGAACTATATGTGCCTGAACCAACTGTTGAAAAAGGTGAACTAAATGTTAACGCACCTGTTCCTGAATCGTAAGATATAACAGTTGATTCTTGATAATTACTAATATTGAAAACAATAATAATTGATTGTGCAGGTGTATATGCTAGTCCTGTTCCAACTGTAATAGTACCTGAATTACCTAATGTAAATGAGGTTGAAGATGATGTTAAATACTTATCACCACTTACACCACTACTACCTGATGAACCACTTGACCCTGAAGATCCTGATACGCCTGATGATCCTGAAGAACCACTTGAACCACTGGTTCCTGAAAGACCTGAAGATCCACTTGAACCAGAGCTACCACTTGTACCTGAAACACCTGATGAACCACTTGATCCTGATGAACCTGATGATCCTGAAGAACCACTCGTTCCTGATATACCTGAAGAACCACTAGATCCTGAGGTTCCACTGGTACCTGATGACCCACTTGAACCTGAGGAACCTGACGATCCACTTGAACCTGAACTACCTGAGGTACCTGATCCAATTGGAACACCATTAACTAATAATGATCCTGTTATGTTAACTTCTGTTTCTGAGACTTGAATAGGTAAATTATTACCTAAACCATCTTCAACATATTGTAGTGTGCTTGTTATACCTGTTGTAGAATCTTCTAACTTTAAAAGACCCTGATATGAGGATGAAACAAATTGGTTAGTTAAACTTCCCATAATTTATATATAATTTCTTTTTTAAACATCTTCCCAATTTCGTGATATTGTGTTCCACAATTCTGCAAGTTCACTCCATCTCTTATTATCAACAACAAATGGTCTGATTGGGACATCGCATCTGTTATAATCGAATGGTTGCTCAATACTCATATTCATTGTCCAACCACCTAATATAGTTTCATATCTTTCTAAAAATGGTGATACACTTGAACCAAATATAGGTTCATAATCAATTGAAAAACCACCGTATGTTGCGGTGTATGATTGATATAGTATGGTAAATAAATCCTTACAAATCTCTAATGTATCATTCATAACATCTCTTTGATTTGAATAGTCATCATTGACTCTATCCATCAATATAATTGAGAAGTTATATACTAATGACCCTCTGTTTAATTGTACATCACCTGGTACAACATACATTCTTGTATATACTGGTTCTTTCTTTGTTTCTATATCCATCGTTACTTGTGTAATATCACCGTAACCAAATGACTTAATTTGTTCGTGATAGAACGCAATACCCGATAAATCTTGTATAATTTGCTTATAATTCACCATATATTATTAAATATAAATTATATCTTATTGAATTGTTTCTTCTTCATTTTTTCAATTTCTTTTTCCTTGGCAATAAGGTAGCCAAGTTGATTAAGAACCTCAACCAATGTCTTTTGAAGAATGACTTCGTGTTTTGTAATGTCATCTTCAGCAACTCTGTTGATAACCGCGAACCATCCGAATCTTTTCTGAAAAGTAAGTTCCAAATCATCCTCCTCCATTTCCATAAGAATTTGATCTTCTGTTTCAGGGTCAGCTCCGTCAAAGATAGCCGAGTGGGTTCTAACAACTTCTTTCCGAAATTGATAAAAAAAAACTGTGCTCCTAAAAAGTACCTGATGTCTAATTCATTCTTAAATAGATATGCTCTATCCTCCATTGAATCTACATCGTATTTCTCTATTTCATATTTTGGTAATGATGGATCACTAATAATTGGTCTATACATTATCGCTGTTAATAAATGTATATGATCCAATATCTGATTCTTCTTCTTACTAAATAATGTATCTAAATCCACAAACTCCGCAAATGATACTTTCTTCCAATTTGGAATGAACCCATACCATACACCATCTAATTGAAATCTATCTTGAAAGTCAGGTTTACCTGTTGGAAACAATGTCATTGCGTAATTCCCCAAATATTCTACTGTTTGATAATCTGTGTCTAATAGATCATCTAATGGACATCCTGATAGTTTACTTACAACTTTCGCTGGTAAATGTTTATCATCAAACATATCTTTGATCTTGAATATATCTACATAGTTTCCAATGGTGATATACTCAGGTAATTGGTATTCTTGTTTATCTATATCAAATTTTACTATCATATCATTCTTATACTATATTTTCCTGTTGTTTTATTGTTCTTTAATTCCCAATACATCCTCATCATCAATGCATCAGATAAGTCAGGTGATTTACCTAATATTCTTTTCATTTCATCTTTGGATATTATTGATACCTTATTGTCTTTATCCAAGTCTTTGAACTTAATTGATAATAGTTCTTGTGTTAATTCATCAAACAACTCCGAATCTAATAGATTAATTGATAGAGATCCTTCTTTGATTACCTGACTTAGTTTAACATAACATTGGGATTTAAGATTACTAAAGTTTTCTTCGTGTAATGGTCTTGCGTTGTTTACAAAGTTTACCCCTCGTATCTGATCCGCTACACCACCACCTACACCATCACTATCAATTATTACTTGAGATGGAGGAATATTATATGACCTCATTATATCCCGAATTTCGGTAGATAAATCTGTGGTTGATAACTTCCTATATATCTTACATTCAACGATCACCAGACCCAAAAAAACCATAACTACGGACCTGTCATCACCAAACCTCGCAACATCAACTGTCATATACTTCTTATCATTGTTGTTTGGTGTTAATCTAAACAATGTATCTGTTATATCATCAAACTTGAATAGACTATCTGATTCATCCAAATAATCCCAATCACCTTCCAATAATCTTTTTCTCTGTTGTGGATGTAATTCTTTTAACATCTCAATATATGATGCAGGTAGATGTGGGTTGTCTAATGGTAAACTTGGAATGAATACTTTATTTTCCTGTAGTTTATTTTCTTTCCAAGGTAGATAGAAGTCTTTCTTCAACCAGTTATTTGAAGGGTTACAGGTCATTAATACTTTAGGTATAAGATTATATTCATTTAGTTTATATCTTATACGAGACTTAATAATTGAGTAAGCAAGATTGTTTATCTGTGCCGCTTCATCAATGAATGCACCAGTCAATTCTAATGAACCTAATGAGTCGAAGTTAGGATCTGATGGTTGATATGCTAAGTCTTTTAATATGATCTCAGAACCGTTATAAAAGGTTATTACATTGGATTGACCGTTGTATGTATAGTGTTGGCCTGATTTGAATTCAAGTGTGTTTAATAGATCAAAAAGTGTATTGAGTGTTGTTAGTTTTAATTGTTGTAATACTGTTCTACCTATAAGATATCTTGTATTGGGATATAATACGCATAAGCTTACAATCCATAAACAACCTAACCAACTCTTTCCTCCACCTGCGGACCCACCAAATAAGACAATATTAGTTTTATCGTCCATTAGATACTTCCACGCTTGGGATTGTCTCTTGGTTGGATTAATGGTTATGTTCATAAAAAACGAAATTTTTTACACTAAAAAACAAAATTTTATTCTGTTAAATTAATGTTTATCGATATAGGATTTCCCCCTGAAGTAATATCTACTTTAACTGGTTGATCTAATCCATATAGTTTATTGAGGTCTCGTAATACTTCAGCTTCAACTCTACGATTACCTGACTCTCTACACCTCGTTAGAAGGTCAAAATAACGGTTTAATTGTTCGGATAGTATTTCCTCTCGCTCTTGAGTAAATCTCTCTTTTAATCGTTCTCTAGCGTCCTTATAAAGGTTCTCAGCTTGTCTTTGAGTTATACCAAATAGATCTGCTGCTTCTTTTCTAAATTCTGTAAAGGATAACTTTTTGTACAATATAAGTTCAAAGACTTCTGTCATTCTTTCTTCGTATTGTGCTATATTTGTTTTCCTTCCTGCAGGTAATTTTACTTCTTCTTCCATAGTATTAATTTTTTCTTAGTGAATTATATGTTGATAATATTGATGGT